ATGCCGTCTAGCTTCCCGTTCTGGCGTTGACTCTTGGCCCGTCTCCTGGGCTCACATTGATAATATGCTCATTCCGCCGCATGTGGCAAGATGTGAACGTGCACAATCGTACTACGTACCCGTAAGTGTACGTAACTATTAGGGGGGGCTATGTCGATTAGTAGGATACTTACCCACATGATCCTACACTTATGCTCGGTGGCGTGGAACTTGCAACGTGTGTGCGGGCGCTGGTAGGGTAGTGATCTAGGGTAGATCGCCATCCTGAGAGCCCTAGGCGGGCCTCAGATGGCCGCTGGCCCCATCGGCGAGCTAATGGCCGTTGTCACGGTTAACGCCGTTAGCGGGCCCCTGGGGAGCGATGGCCCATCTATTCGCTGGCCGTGGACGCGTTGGCGTGATCTCGTGCACTTAGGCTGCCGTGTCCCAACTTGGTGTAGTTGGGACAGTAGTTGGGACAGCTGTATGTATTCGGTATGACTCGCCTTTTAGCTGCGCTGTCCCAACTTGGCCTTTTTTTGCTGTAGAAGCCTTTTTATATTTGGAAAAGCTCCCCTATAGAAAATAATCAATAGATGGGACAGCAAATAGAAAACCTTAATTATTACGCGGTATTGGCGCTGTCCCAACTACTGTCCCAACTGTCCCAACTAGACCTAAGTAGCTAATATCATTGCCCAGGTGTCCACGATCTCTGTCCCAACTAGACCTAAGTGTGCGATATTGTTAATGTTTTTCCAAAAACGTGTTAATGTAGAACGTGAACAGTGGAGGTGTTTACTTCGGGTATTTTTGGGGTGTGCTATGATACTTTGATGCAGACTATGGTGGCTCTTATAGATGAGCTAATGAATGATCCGGCCAATGTGCGGAAGCACGGGCAGCGGAACATAGAAACCATCAAGGCCAGCCTGGCCCGGTTCGGCCAGCAGAAGCCCATTGTAGTAGATGCAAACGGGGTTGTGGTTGCGGGCAACGGTACGCTTGCGGCAGCTAAAGAGCTTGGCTGGAAGGATTTGCATGTGGTACGCACCGGGCTAGCTGGCAGCGACCGCACGGCCTACGCTATCGCTGACAATAGGACAGCAGAGCTAGCCGAATGGGATGATGATGCGCTATCGGATCAGCTCAGTGCTCTGGCAATGGATGACATAGAATTGCTTGAGGCCATAGGCTATGATGAGGCTGAGCTAGACAAGCTCATAGCTGACACGGTTGGCCATGGCGATGTCATAGAAGATAAGGTACCTGATGCGCCAGCTAAGCCCGTGACGCAGCCTGGTGACCTGTGGCACCTCGGCGACCATCGATTGCTGTGTGGCGATAGCACGAACAAGGATCACGTTATGATTGCCATGGGTGACCGTGATCATGCTGAGCTATGCCTAACGGATCCTCCCTATGGTGTGGACCTCAACTACAACGCTGATTTCGACGATAGCCGAGACAACATGCGCCAGCTAATTGGCTCGTTCTTGCCGATGGCGCGCGACCTGTGCGACGTGGTTATGCTGACGTGTGGAGCTGGTAGGCAGTATGACTACCCCGAACCAAGCTGGACATTGTGCTGGAATATCCCAGGAGCGGTTACGTCGTGCGAATGGGGCTTCTGCTCGTGGCAGCCCATCCTTGCATACGGTAAAGATCCATACCTTGCATCAGGTATGGGACGCAGGCCTGATGCGTTTAGCTGCAATACGGCATCGCCCGATGTAGCTCATGCATGCCCTAAGCCAACCAAGCTATGGGCCTGGCTGATGACACGCGGCATGCCAAGCACGGGCGGTCTTGTGTTGGATATGTTCCTTGGCTCTGGTACCAGCATTGTCGTTGCAGAGCAGCTAAATCGTATATGCTATGGGCTAGAGCTTTCGCCAGCCTATTGCGATGTCATCGTCGAACGCTGGGAGAACCTGACCAATGGCAAAGCTAAAAGGATAGCCAATGCCAAAAGATAGCAAACCTGAAAAGCAAGCAAAACAGCACGCAAAGGGTGCATCGCCTCGTAGCGGCATGGTACCGCCTATAGATTCTAGGTGGAAGAAAGGCCAAAGCGGGAACCCTGGGGGTAGGCCAAAGGGTAGCGTGAACCTAACCAATCGACTAAGGGCTGCGCTGTCGCGCAACGATGGGCAGTTGGCCGATCTGGTTGTAAAGAAGCTAATTCATGAGGCAGCTAAAGGCAAGTTCAACCATTTGCATGAGATATTCGATCGCATAGACGGTAAGGTTACACAGCGTATAGAGATCGAAGCTACCATAGAAGAAACACAGCGGCAGTTCATGGCGGCTGCAGAAAGGGCCCTGGATGATCGGTCGTATTCAGCCCTTCTATCCGAGTTGGCAAAAGCTGGCATCAAGCAGACTATCGAAGCTAAAGGCGAGCTGCACTAGCCTCCTAGACTTTATGCCCTGGCTCTCGCCAGAGCTCATGTCACCTACGTGGCTGTGGCAGCTTGCATGGGCTATGGATGCAGCCGAGTACGCCCCATGTCGTCTATGGTTTACGGTGCCACCCAGGCACGGCAAGAGCGAGGTTGTGCTGCATGACATAGCGCGCACACTGCGGCGTGACCCGACGGCTCAGCTGCTCTATATGTCGCACACTGCGACCTTTGCCGTGAAGCAGTCAAAGCGTGCCCGTAGACTAGCCAAAGCCGCAGGGGTGCAGCTGGGCGATAGCAATCGGGCCGAAGAATGGCAAACCAAGCAGGGCGGGGGCCTGGTTGCACGTGGTATAGGTGGCGAGATCACGGGTCGTGGATTTAGTAGGGCGTATGTCGACGACCCGATCAAGAACCGCGCTGAGGCCGAGAGCCCTACCGTACGCGATAAAGTATGGGACAGCATAACCGACGACATCCTTACGCGCCTTACGCCGACCGGCTCAGTCTTCCTAGTGCATACAAGATGGCACCCAGATGACCCGATAGGTAGAGCATCCAAAGAGGGCTGGGACGGCGCCACGCGCCGCGCCATAGCTGAGCTAGGAGATAGCGACGGACGCCAGGAGGGCGAAGCCCTTGCGCCAGCTATAGGCTGGACAGCCGACGTGATACATGAGCGCATGCGGATTATTGGCAGCTATGGTTCAGATTCTCTATTCCAAGGTCGGCCCCGAAAGCGGGGCGGTGCGATCTTTAATGCGCCGCATTTTTATACCGAGCTGCCCAATAAGCTGCAGTATGGTCAGGGTGTCGACTTGGCATACACCAGCAAAACCAGGGCGGACCGTAGCGTATGCATAACGCTTGGTAGGTTCGGCGAGAACTTCTATGTCATAGATTGCATAAGCAAGCAGGTGGAGGCTCCCGAGTTCACTTTGTCTCTGGTATCCGCATCGCGCAAATACCCGGGCCGTATGTTGTTTATTGGCTCTGGTGTGGAGAAAGGGGCAACCCAGTTTATTAGGCGTAGGGTCCAGCGTTTGGAATTCCGCACGACTAGCACAGACAAATTTGTACGGGCACAGGAGGTCGCTGCTGCGTGGAATAGCGGGCATATACTGGTGCCAGACCCGTCTATGTTCCCTACGCCGTGGCTATTCGATTTTCTAGACGTAATAGAGAATTTCACTGGTATAAACGATGCAAGAGATGATGAGGTCGACGCGCTGGTCAGCGCTCACCGTGTGCTATATAAACGTCGGAACATGCCGCGCAAGAAAGCGCCAGGCATGAAGCGCAGGATGTAGAGGGTATGAATATGGTGGTGTGGGTAAAGGTGAGAGTCGGAAGTCGCTGCAGGTGCGTAAATAGAGAATGCAACGAGACGCTCAATAGGAGCGCAGAAGTGTATTTAGCTGAAGATGGATCTGTGCTATGCATCGCGTGCTGGTGTAAACGCTTGAACGATCGCGCCGATGACGACCGCGCCACTTGTATCGTGTGCAACGACGACTGGGCCCGAGATGATCGGCTTACATGCTCTAGAAAATGCGAGTATCGTCTACGTAGGCAAAACAGACGCGATGCAAGGTCCGAGGAGATTGTAGCAGATGCAAGCGCCACGTGAGCAGCAGCGACGCATATATGTCCCATGGACACCAGGAATCCGCCCGGTCTGGTCAGTTAACTCGGTACGCTCGGCGCTGAACGCACACGAGGTAGGCAACTTCGACGAGTCGTCCAAGCTTATAGATGCTATGGGTCGAGACGATCGGCTTTCAGCTGTTCTAGGGACGCGTCTGAGCGCGCTCCTGCGATCTAAGTTTTCCATGCTGCCGGGCGACGACGATAGCAATAGAGCATCTGAAATTGCCGAGGTAGCAGAGGAGTGGTGGTGGAGCCTGGTAGGAGAGGCTAGCTTATCTGAGCTATTGCGCTGGTATCTCATGTCGGGCGTGGCAATCGGCGAGATAATCTGGGAGCACCGATCGGACGCGTGGGTACCGCGGCTAAAAGTATGGAACATGCAATGGGCGTGGGCCTATCGTGAGGAGCGTTGTTATTACCTAACGACCCGTGAGGGGAATATAAAAGTCCCAATGGATGGGAGTGACGGTAAGTGGGTTGTTCTTGGTAGCGGCGACGAGCCCTGGATGAATGGGCTGGTCCGCTGTTTAGCTGTTCCATGGTTGGTGCGCCAGTTTGCCGTGCGCGATTGGGCGCGCTATAGTGAGCGCCACGGCATGCCTATTATTTTAGCTGACGTACCCAGCGTAAGCTCCGAGCTTGAGAAAGATCAGTTCCAGGACGACATAGCTATATTGTCTACAGAAACCACGATCCAGCTGCCGACTAATGTCGACGAAGATGGCGCCAAGTTCGACCTTCGACTGTTGGAGGCCACAGATCAGAACAGCGATGGTTTCAAGGATCTTATACGCCATGTAGACGATTCATTCGCTATAACGCTGACCGGCAACAACCTGACCACCCAGATCGACGCTGGCAGTTTAGCTGCCGCACAGGTGGGTGGCGAGGTCAAGCGTGAGCGGACCATGGGTGACGCCCAGACTCTTAGCACTGAGCTGCGCGTCCAGTTTTTGGATTGGTGGGTTAGGTACAACTATGGCGACAATAGCCAAGATATAACGCCTTGGCCTCACTGGGACGTAGATCCGCCGGTCGATCTCAAGTTGAACGCGGAAACTCTGGAGCACCTGGGCAGGGCCGTGGCCGGGCTAAAGGCTGTGGATCTCACCATAGACGATATTGAGCGCTTCGGTGTGTCGAGGGCGACTGAGCCAGGCGTGGCCCCACAGGGCCCGGGCCCAGCGCCAGGGGACGGCGATCCTATGTTGCCTACAGACGCAGGCACAGTGGAGCTTGCGCCAACTGACATCGCGCTGGTTGTTACCGTGGACGAGGCTCGCGCCAGCCAGAGCTTGCCGCCATGGCACGATCCGATCGAAGGGGCTATGACGGTCGCCGAGTTTAAGGCGCGAAAGGAAGCGGCTGGCGACGTAGCTGGCGAAGCGGAGGGCGAAGCGGAGGCGGAGGACATAGGGCCTACAATTCCCATTGCCACTTCAGCATGGGAAGACCGCGCAGCCCGAGCTAAAAAGGTTGGGGTTAAGTTTGCGTATTGGAGGCTGTCGCCAGAGCATGTTGACGAGGGCGGAGCTGAGCCATGTGAAAAGCTCGCGACGTCGGCTGGCTCTGGGGTTATAAGCGGCCTAAAGAAGCTGGGGGTCGATGTAGACAGGGTTGACACTGAGGGTCTGTATGCACTATCAGGCTACCCAGACATTCCACATAAAAACTGCAAATGCTCGCCCGAGAAGTGGCAGCCATCAGCTAATCAGATGCTGGCCAGGTAACATCTTTTATGTTAGCCTAGAACCGGCAAGTTTTAAATTGGGAGATATAGAGAATGCCAATCGGCCCCTATGATACGTTTGAGGCGTGCGTGATAGATCAGCAGAGCAAGGGCTATGATCCCGATGCGGCTGCTAGGATCTGTGGCGAAATGGAGGAAGACGCCGAGGTGCAGGCCGAGGATTCTGAAGATACTGAAGATACTGAAGACAAAGATAGCAAGAATAAGACTATCGAAACTGTCATGCTGATGCTTCCAGAGGAAGAGGCTTCCGAAGACAAGGAAGAAGATAGCGAAGACAAGGAAGAAGATAGCGAAGACAAGGAAGAAGATAGCGAAGACAAGGAAGAAGATAGCGAAGACAAGACCGTTGGCGCATCTAGTACGCCAGCAGATTCATTCGTCATATTCCCGCGCGGTGTAATGAAGACCAGCAAGGGCAACTTCTTGTTTGACGATAAAGCAGCAGAAATGATTATGTCGGAGTATGAGGATCAGGGGATGGATCTTCTGCCCATCGACTTCGACCACGGCATGCTGACCGGTGAGCCGACACCAGACAGCTCAAGCGCCGCCGGCTGGTTTATACCAGCTGTTGAAGAAAGGGGCCTGGTCGCGACTGAGGTGAAGTGGACACCGCGCGCCTTGGGTATGCTAAAGGATAGGGAATTTCGGCACTATTCGCCTGCGTTCGACGTCGACACCAGCGACGAAATCGACGTGGACGGCGAAGTCGCGTATAGAGTAACTAAGCTTGTCAATGTAGCGCTTACAAATTTGCCAGCAAGCAAAGACCAGATCCCACTTGTCGCCAGCGCTGTTGCTCGCGGCATCACATATACACCGCCTACATTGGCGAAAAAGGAAACCGAAAGCATGCATTTACATAAGCTATTCGGCCTCACCGATGAGGCTGCTCTGGCGCAACAGGCTACCCGGCTGCTGTCAGCTGTACCTGGTGCAAAATCGTTGGCCGACGTCGTAGCTAATATCAAATTGCTAAAGGCGCAGGCGGCCGAGAGCGTTCACTTGGCGCAGCGTGTTGCGTCGCTTGAGTCAGAGAAGCTGGCCAATAGCCGAAACATGCTTATCTCCAAGCTGAGCGAACAGGGCAAGGCACCGCCCAGCATTCACTCATTTTTGCGGACGCTCAGCCTCAGCCAGGTTGAAACGTTTGCCAAGTGTGCGCCCGCTGTAGCCCAGCAGGGTAGCGTTGGCTCGACCGCTCTTAGCTCATCTATCAAGCTAAGCTCTGAGGACGAGCACGTGCTGTCGCTTATGCCGAATATTACTCGCGAGCAGTTCCTGTCGGAACGTCAGCGCGAGGCCACCAAATCCAACAACAAGAAAGCAGGCTGAGATGGTTGCACTAGCTGCTGATCGAGACACTTCCGAGAAGGCTTCCCCCTTCGCATTTCGGCACACGCGCCCTGTTGCTGCTGCCGTATTGATTTACCAGGGGGCCCTGGTTGCTCTAAATGCTGCCGGGTTTCTTGAGCCGGTGACAGCCGCCGCTGGCCTAACGCCGGTTGGTCGAGCTGAAGAGCAAGTAGACAATACAACCGGAGCCGCTGGCGACGTCAACTGCGACGTTATGTCTGGCATTTTTGAATGGGTAAACGATGGAGTTAATCCTGTTGCCTTGGCCGATACTGGGGCGGTGGTCTATGGCGAGGACGACCAGACTATCAGCACCAACGCAGCGGTGTCTGTGGTTGGTGTGCTCTATGAGTACGATGCCGTGCATGACATTGCTTGGGTTGCTACGCAATTCCCAGCTAGCAACTAAAAGGGAATAGACGATGCTAATTACACCAGCTACTATTCGGACGCTGCAAACGACGTTCAGCACCCAGTTCCGCTCCGCTTATGGCGCAGCAGAAACCACTTGGCAGAACTATGCCACCATGGTCCCAAGCGCTACGCGCCAGAACGATTATGGTTGGATGGCCAAGATCCCACGCCTTCGAGAGTTTCTGGGCCCTAGGGTTGTACAGAATCTAAACAGCTACCACTACCAGCTTGTTAATAGGCACTATGAGTTGACGGTTGGCGTGGACCGTAGCGACATCGAGGACAGCAACCTGGGCGTCTATGCTCCGCTATTCGAGTCTATGGGTGAGCAGGCTGCCATGTGGCCAGACGATCTGGCAGTCGACGCATTGGAGGGCGGGATCGCTAACGTAAGCTTCGACGGCGTTCCGTTCTTTAGCGCAGCTCATCCGAGCCTGCTGCCCGGTGCTCCTGTAGTGGCTAACAATTTCCCAGCTACCGCGCTGACTGCTGCCAACTATGAGCTAGTTCGATCGTCTATGTCGACCACCTTCATCGGAGAAGATGGGCGCCCGCTTGGCGTCCGCCCGAACCTGCTGGTGGTCCCGCCCGCCCTAGAGCGCACAGCCCGCACCATTCTGGAGGCAGAGCTAATCCCCAGCGACGCTGGCACGTCACCTCAAACCAACGTGCTTCGCAACACTGCGACGGTGCTGGTGATGGAACGCCTTGCATCGCCTACCACGTGGTTTCTAATGGATAAGACGGCCT